GCTCAAGGGTGCTGACGGGGTGACTCAAATCACGCGGCGGAATGCTGAGGCCATCACTGGGACAGCCGTGAATGCCTTCAGCAACGCGGCTCGGGAAATGTACTTTGGTGAGAACAAGGACATTTTCAGCCTTGAGGTCTTTGTGGCCACCTTGGATGGCCGGACCACACCAATATGTCGCAGCCTTGATGGGGATCGTTTCCCACAGGGTCAGGGACCAATGCCCCCACTACATTTTCGTTGTCGATCCTTGCGGGCAGCTGAGATCAATGGTGAGGTGATTGGAATGCGGCCGGCAAAACCTGTTACCGAGAGAATGATTGTCAAGAAGTATGCTCGGGAAAGTGGGCTTGGTAAAATCAGTAAGCAGGCTCAATTGCCCAGAGGTCATAAGGGTAAGTATGCTATATTCCAACGGGCTGAGATGAGGCGCATGACTGGCCGGATACCGGCAAAGGTCAACTACCAAGTCTGGTTTGAGGGGCAGTCAGTTGAGTTTCAAAATGATGTACTGGGGCCGACACGCGGGCTCCTGTTCCGCAAGGGCGGGTTCAAGCTGGACAACTTTGTAGACAAGAAGGGTGCCACCATCACCCTGGATCAGTTGGCCGACACCGACGCTGCTGCCTTCAGGGCTGCGGGTCTTGATCCTGCAGCGTTTTGATTACGCCGGTGGGATGCCCCACAAACGCGGTCTCACGCACGAACATGAGTTGAGCCTTTGATCCAGGACCACGGCCGCCAGGCCATATGGTCTCAGGCGGCAACATTGCCATGAACAGTTTCTGAGGGTCATCCACCCATGTCAGCGGGGCCGCAAACGGCACGATGGCCGCAACGGCTCCAGTTGCTATTGTCTTCAAGAAGGATCGGCGGTTCATATTATCTCCTTTGCGTGCTTAGTTGCGGCGTCGTATGCATCCTGGGCTCTTTTCAAGTCAGGATAGTTCACAACGGTAACGACTTCCTGGGCATCAACATCAAACACCCGGACAGCTGGGCCAAAATCGTTGATGTACAGTTTGTACTCAATGCTGTCAATGATCTCAACTTCATATTCGACTATTGCTATCATACTGCACTCCTCGGTTTCCAATTTCTCAATTTGTATTCAGGGGCCGACGCTATGGCATACCAGATTGCCAATGGCAGGCTGCTGCAGATCAGAATTACTATCATAATGTCCATTTTGATCTCCCGTTATTCTGTTTACAATTAAAACATATGATATATTTTGTGAAAGCAAAATGAAAAGGCTATAATATTTTGCGAGGCCGGAAATGTTCCGGCCAATTGAGAATTGACCGCATGGCGGTATAGTCAGAGACATGGTCCTGGCAGAAGGGGCACATCATGGCATTAGGCATTTCCCACGAAAAGATCGACGACATTCCTGAGCAGTATCGAGAATTATACACGGAGCAAGACGGGGCTTTTGTTTTGACAGGTATTCAGGGTGTCAAGACCCAGGCTGACATCGACCGTATTCATGGGGGTCTGGTCAAGGAGCGGGATGAGCACAAGGTCACCAAAGCCTCACTTCATGTCTGGGACGGCCTGGACCACCAAGAGGTCAGGACCAAACTGGATCGGTTTACCGAGTTGGAAGTGGCAGCCAAAGGCAACAAAGATGAGATGGACGCCAAACTGGAGGAGTTGACAGAGGCGCGCGTATTGACGCGGCTGGCTCCTGTCGAGCGGGAAAACAAGACACTCAAGACGCGATGTCAGGAGTTGGAGGAAAGGGCTGGCACCCTGGAGAAGGAAAAGACCTATCGGACTATTGGGGACCAGGTGCTGGATGCCTGTGTCAAGTCCAAAGTGGTTGATGAGGCCCGAGCCGACGTCATCATGCTCGCCAATCAGGTGATGGATGTTACCGAGGACGGCAAGACAGTGCTGACCAAAGAAAATCCCTATGGGGTGACTCCTGGGCTGTCGCCTGACGTGTTTTTGAGCGAGATGCAAGACAAAAGGCCGCATTGGTGGCCGAAATCCGTTGGCGGCGGGGCAGGTGGATCAGGCGCCAACTTCGGGGCCGGGGCTAGCAATCCTTGGACCCATGCCGGCTGGAATATGACCAAGCAAGGACAATTTATCAAAGAGAATGGAATAGAAAAGGCCGAGCAAATGGCCAAGACAGCGGGCACAACGATTGGTGGCCGCAGACCTGAGGCGAAAAAGTAATTGCTGAAGTGCGGACCTGAAATGGAATTTGAAGCCTATAATATTTCAGTAAGCAGGCCATGGTGCTCTGCTCAAGATTATTGACAAATTGAGTCTATAACAAAGGAGCATGAAATGGCCGCAGTACAAGTATCAGATGTGATCGTGCCTGAAATTTTCACGCCTTATGCCCAGCAGCTGACTGAGGAAAAGGCACGCCTGATTCAGTCTGGCGTAGTCACCGTATCGCCGGTGCTCAATCAGCTTTTGGCTGGTGGCGGATCGACCTTCAACGTGCCGTCCTGGCTGGACCTTGACGCCAGCGACTCCACGGGCTCCGACAACGTGTCCAGCGATGACGTGGCTGACATCCAGGCTGCCTCGTTTGAGAATGGCACGCCTACGGACGTCAACCGCAAGGACAGTCCACCGGCAAAGATCGCAACCGCAAAGGAAATCGCAGCCAGAATGGCTCGCAACAAGAGTTGGTCCAGCACCGGCCTTGCTCGTGAGCTGGCTGGCGCCGATCCCATGGCGGCCATCGCAGGTCGTGTAGCATTTTACTGGATGCGGCGCTTGCAGCGGATTTTCGTCAACACCTTCAACGGGGTGATTGCCGACAACCTGCTTGCAGCAAGCGGCGGTGACACGCACACCCAGTATGACCTCATCAACGACATCAGCGGGGGCAGCTTCATTGATGGTGTCACCAACTTCTCGGCCGAGGCCTTCATCGACACTGGCACTCTGATGGGTGACAGCCAGGATCGGCTGTCGGCTATCATGGTCCATTCCGTTGTGTTCGGCCGGATGCAGAAGAACAACCTGATTGACTACATCCCGGATGCCCGAGGTGAAACACAAATCCCGACATTCCTCGGTCGTGAGGTCATCGTGGACGACGGCATGCCCAGGACGGGCAGTGTTTACGACAGTTGGCTGTTCGGGACTGGCGCTGCTCAGGTGGGTGAGGCTCTTGACGACGTGCCCACCGAAGTCAGCAGACAGCCCTTGGCTGGCAACGGGGGCGGCCAGGAAATCCTGACCACACGCCGGGTTTATGCGATGCATCCCACAGGTCACGCCTACATCCAGGGCCCCATCCCGAGCGGCGGGCCCAGCAACACCGACATCGCCACGGCGGCCAATTGGTCCCGCAGGTATCCTGAGCGCAAGCAGATCGAATTTGCCGTGCTCAGAACGCGCGAGGCCTGAGAATAAGACAAAATGGATGAAGGCGGGATCAACTACATGATAGATGCTGCCTTCATTCCCACCTTCTCACTTGGAGATGAAATATGAAGGGTTTGGACAGATCACTATCGCGCGGGCCTCACCCCATCAAGCAGCACTTCACGCGGCACACTCTCAAGATTAAGAATGTGACTGTGGCCGTGAGCGCCACCGGCGCTGCTGTCGGCTTTGGCACAGTGGTCCTGGGCGACTTGCCCCAGGGCAACATCCTTTTCACCGGGGCTGTCGGCTATTTGAAGCTGGACGGCTCGGGCGCTGACGCCAACCTCACAGCAGATTGGGAGGGTGATTTCAGTGTTGGATCGGCTCCTGATGCGGATGGCTCGTTGGCCGGGGCAGAGGTTGACTTGCTGCCTTCCACAGCCTTGGCTGCTGCCACTGCTGAGATCGGGGTCAGAACGCGCAGCGTCAATGCCACTGCGGCAATGCTCGACAACACTGATGGCTCCCTGGAGATCAACCTCAACGTGTTGATCGACGCGGCTGACATCACTGATGACCAGAGCGTGAACCTGACCGTCAATGGCGAAATCGAATTGGTGTACATGGTCATCTTGGACGACTAACAGACAGTTGTCCTGGGCCTTGAACAGACACAGGAGAAACAGTATGGGAGTAACACCGATCAACTTGAATGACGCCTTGGGCTTTCTCAATCCCGAGGACGACAATGACTGGACTCATGATGGGCTCCCACTCATGGATGTGATTGAAAAGCTGATGGATGACGAGTCCATCACCCGCAAAGACGTCACTGAGGCAGACCCTGAGTTTTGTCGTAAAGTGGCAGCTCAGCGGCGTGAAGCCAAGGCCATCGCAGAATCTGAGGCCAACATGGCCGATGAGGAGAACCAGGATGACCAGAGCACAGAAATGCAAGCCGGGAACGAAAAAGAGACCTCGGGGCAAGGGCAGATGAATCCTGAAGAGGCCCTCAGGGCTGAGATTCAGAAGAATGCCCAGGACATTGAGGGGATGTTGTCCTATCGGGCCAAGCTGGAGACACACATCGATGATTTGAAGAGATG